TGCACTGGAATGGTCAATGGCTCTGTTGGTAGAGGAATGTGGATTTACGACGGTGCCGAAACTGAGTATGTGCAAATTGCGTCTACAAGTGTTTCAAGTGGTCCTGGAGTTGCAACACTTACTTCACCTCTTATGTACTCTCACAATGGAAATTCGCAGTCTCAAATTATTATTTCTTCTCTTCCAGAAGATGTCCAGCAAGCAGCTATTCTTCATGCAACTTACCAAGCTTTAGCTCGTGGTTCTACTGCTACAACAGTACAAAACATGCCTGGAAGTGTTGTAAATCAAGGAGCTTCTATTAGCGTTGTTATGGGAGATGTAAAAGATATTCTTAAGCCATATAGAAGAGTTATTTAATGGGTGTAAATGTAATCCAAACAAAAGCAAAAGAAATAACAAATGGCATTTCTTCTCCCTTATATAGAAGAGACTTGGTTGCGTACATTACTCCTCCAAATCCAGGAAAACTTCCTGGGCCTGCTGCTTATGTGTGGGTCACAAGTGGAACTAATAAACGTCAAACTGCTAAACGTGGTACTGGATTTAGAAACACTTCATGGATAGTAAGTGTTTGGCTTATGAGTCCAGATAATGCAAACAACCCAAATGCTGACTCCGCATTTGCAAGTTTAATTGATGCTGTGGTTAACGCATGGGTTACTACTCCTATGCCAATTACTGTCACAGATGCATTTACTGGGGAACAATCTCAACTTGTTGCAATTGGTGAGCAATTTACTATTCAACAATCGCCTGCACATGTTCTTGCAGACCAAAGATTGTATTTATACGAAGCTCTTCTTGAATTCACAATTGAAGAAATGTCAATACCGTAATGAGACGTTCTTTTATTACAAAAGTTAGAGGTCTAGAAAAACTTGAGTTTGACTGGGTGGCCACTCAAAGAAGAGCAATGGCAACAATCATTCCAATTGTTCTTATGGAACTTAAAAAAGATGCTCCAGTTAGTAATGTAAAACCAGATGCTGGAAGGTTTAGAGCTTCAATAGGATACAGAATTGAACCTTTAACTGGTGCAGTAAAAGTAAAGTTTGTTTCTACAGCGCCATATGCTAAGTATGTGCTTGAACCTACAACTGGCGGTACAGTTATCACTCCGCAAAAAACTCTTGCATTGCGATTTAGGAACGGCTTTGGAGACTATGTTTTTGCTTCTTCTGTTGTTCGTGGAGACACAAAAGGTAATGATTTCAATAAAAAAGTTGCAATAAAAATACGACCATTAGTCTTAGAAGCATTTGGTAAGTCTATGACTATAGTTTCAACTTCTGATTAGGATAATATCTACTCTATGGCTCAACTTAAATACATTGGACTTATTGAAAAGACTTTGATTGACGTAGCTCCTCTTGTCACAGGCACAATTATTGATGTCACCGATGAGTTTGCAAAACGTCTTCTCACTGCATTTCCTGACCAATATGAGAGCGTAAGCGGTCAGCAAGCTAAAGAAGCTCCAAAAGCTTCAAAAGCGCCGACCGCTAAAGTCGAGGACTCACCAACAACGACGCCAAATGAAGAAGTCAAAACAGACTCTTCTGATGCACCAACTAACTAATTAAGAGAGGTTTTTGACCACACCGATTGTAGAAAAGTACGGTTCCCTATCCGCCGTAGGAATTGCTAAAGAGACCACATTCGGTACTCCGGTAACTCCTACATCATTTGTCCCATTCACAGATGTAACACTTGAGTCTGACCCAGGTCTATTCTTCCCTCAAGTTGTTATGGGTATTCGAGATGTAAATGTTTTTGCATTGTATGGAGAATACAAGCATGCTGGAGACGTTAGCGCTCCTTTCTTTCCAACAAATGGTTTAGAGCTATTTGTTGCTGCAATTGGTAGTGACACTGTTACAAGTGCAGGTGGTGGAAAGTATCTTCACACTATTGCTGCTGCAAATTCTTTGAATTCAATGACTGTTGAAAAGAACATTGGTGGGTACCAGTCATTGCAATTTGCTGGTTCTAAAGTTGGAAAATACAACGTTAAAGCTTCTGCTGGAGACAATGCTGTTGAATTCACAGCATCTCTTGTTTCTAAAAGTGCAACAGTACTTGACACGCCAAGTAGCCCAATTTCTGTAGTTAATGAATCTCCTTTTGTATTTGCTGAAGCAGAACTTTCTGTTTTTGGAAACACTAATTTGATTCAAGTTACAAGTGTAAGCATTGATATTGAAAACGGTCTAAAACCTACATATACATTTAATGGTTCACACGATTTGCAATTTTTAACTCCTTTAACTCGTAAAGTTACTGGTCAAATTCAAGTTGTATTTGATAGTTTGGATGACACTGACTGGGGTTACTACACTAAGTTAATGAATGGAACTCAAGGTTCACTTAATGTTTCATTTACTCACCCAAGCGGCCAAGCAATGACTATTACATTGCCACAAATTAACCTTTCAAAGTATGCAGATGACATCAAAATGGATAACGTTGTTATGTCTACTCTTGACTTTGAAGCATCATACGACTTGGCAACTGCTACTGCTAGTATTGGCGCAACAGTTACTAATCTCGTTTCAACAGCATACTAGGACACAACCGACAACAAGATAGAGGAAGATTTATATGGCAGGATTTTTATCACTGTTCAACGAACCTGAGCGAATAATTGTCGCAAAAGGATTTTGGATTGACATAAAAACATCACTTACGGCAGAGGACTATGAAGCAGCTCAAAGAGCACTTCTTGGTAAAATGTCAATGAGTGGCAATAATCTTACAGCAGAACCAGACACTATTGCGTATCAAAACGAACTAGTTTACCGTGCAATTGTTGATTGGAATCTTACTGATGAAGAAGGAAATGACTTACCACTTACACCAGCCAAATTAAAGCACAATTCAATTAGTCGCCTTCCACAGGCAGTTTTTATTGACATCTATGAAAGAATTAACGAAGCTTCTAAGCCTCGTTCTGGAGAAGATGAGATTCAATTTCGTGACGGCGGTGAGAGCCGCGATAATGGGAATGAAAGTCTCGGCGGAGCATCCGTCTCTACAGAAGTTTCTAATTGAAAATGCGCTCTATGAGCGCGTAGGTCTTAACTTTGAAACATTAAAGCTAAGACCGCTTAAAGAAGTTCAAGACTATATTACAATTATAAATGTGATTGCCAATGAAGAAAATAGGCAGCGCGCCAAGCAGGACGCTGAACTTAACAAAGGCAAGCAAAGGTACTAAGAGTGGCATTAACTAAAGACCTCACACTTCTTCTTGGTATTGAAGCAACTCAAAACATTGTAGAGCAGTTCGGTCTTGCAAACGAGCAAATACAAAAACTTCGTAATTATTTTGGTCTTGCCGGAGATGCGGCGGAACAATCCGGAACAATTATGACGACGGCGCTTAATGATGTTGAAATAGCTGGAGGACTTGCAAATGTACAACAACAAGAACTTATTACTGCTCAAGAACGTCTTAATACAGTAACTGCAGAGTTCAAAACAATTTCAGAGCAAGCATCACAAGGCGACATAGCAGCTAAAGAAGCGCAAATTGCTGTGTCTAAAGAGTACATGGCTACTCTTCAAATGGTTAACAAAGCAGAACTTGATGCCGCTGCTGCCACAAAAGTCCACACCGATGCATTAAACTTACAAGCGCAAGCAGAAGGCGTAGGTGGAGGAACATCAACTGTAGATAAATTAAACTCAATTGGTCCAAAAGCAGCAATTGTTACTGCTGCAATTATTGGTATTGGTTATGAATCAGCAAAAGCAGCGGCAGAATACCAACAATCTGTAATTAAAATTGCTAATAGTGCTAATCTTCCAATGGAAGCGGCAGACAAAATAGGTCAATCTTTCTTGAACATGTCAGAAAGTTCTATTTTTAGTGCTCAAACAATTGCAAGTTCTTACGGTTCCGTTGCTGGTCAATTAAGTACACTTACAAAACACACACTAACTGCTAAAGACGCCGTAGATTTTATGAAAGTTGCTGCTGAAGGCGCAGCAGCATCTGGGCAGCCTCTTGCAACGGTCACAACTAACCTTGCAAAAATTATGCAACAGTATCAATTAAATGTGAAAGATGCTGCCACTGCTGAAAGCGAACTTTATAACGTAGGCCGTCTTACTGGTCAAGGAATGTCTGCGGTCACACAACAGATAACTCGTATGAAGGGTCAATTAGGAATTCTTGCTCCAAGCATTAAAGATACAACTTCTTTGATGCTAGACATGACTGAGCATGGAATGAACCCAAAGAGGTCATCGCAAGCTCTTAATAGTATGCTTAACACATTGCTAAAAACAGGTAGAGCGACGGTGCCAACAGTAGGAGAAATCAATAACGCTATTAAGTCACTTCCATCTTCATTACAAGCAATGGCTACTGCATATACTCACGGTAGTATGAGTGCAGCAGCATTTGATGCGCAAATAAAATCATATTCTAAGACCAGTCCTGCATACGCAGGATACTTAAAGTCAATTAAAACACTTATTACTCAAAGTGGTGAGTCCGTAAAAACACTTAATGCATTAAAACTCACTCCTGTACAAAATGAATTAGCGCAATTAAATGTAAAACTGTTTGACTCAAGTGGAAAGTTTGTCGGCATTAAAGGAGTTATTGAACAAGTAGGGCCAAAACTTGCTGCAATGAAAAACCAGTCTGACCAACTTCGTATTGCAACAATTCTTTTCGGTACTCAAGCAAAAGCTCTTCTTCCAACAATTCTTGCTGGAGGCGCCGGGTACGACAAAGCAGCTAAATCAATTGAAAATCAAAAAGCAATTCAAGAAGCTGCTAGAAAAGCTAATAGTACTTACGAAGCTTCAATGACAAAAATGCATAATGCAATTACTGCGGTGCGCATTGAACTTGGAAATGCGTTTCTTCCAATTATGGAAAAAATTGTTGGAAGCATTGCCGCTGTCTTAAAGCCAGTTGCTGATTTTGTTGGGAAAAACAAAGATTTAGTAAAAGTTGTTATGGAAGTTGTTGGAGGTATTGGTCTTTTTGTAACTATAATGTGGGCTGGCAATAAAGTAGTAGGAGCAACAACAACTGCATTTAAGAATTTAGGAGATGGCTTTAAAGCAGTTTCTGACGGAGTCAGAAAAGTTATTGGAAAAATAACTGAGCAGATTTCAATGAATGAAGCTCTTGTTGTTTCTAACGGAGAAGTAGAGGTTGCACAAGATACTATGGCGGCAAACACTGCTATTGTAGATACTGCGCTTGGAGGAGAAACAATTGCTGCTGGAGCAGCAGAAACTGCAAATGTAGGACTTGCCGCATCTATTTGGGCTGTTACTTGGCCAATTCTTGCAGTGATTGCCGTTATAGCACTCGTAGTACTTGCAGTGTACGAATTAGTAAAACACTGGACAACTGTTTGGGGAGTAATTAAAACAGTTGCAAAAGACGTTGCAGATTTCTTTGTAAAAATATGGGATGATGCATGGAAGCTTCTTAAGCCTATTTTTGATTTAATTGTTGCAGTTGTGAAAATTGCAATGGTTGCACTTGGAATTCTTTTATTACCACTTATTGCTACAATTGCACTTATTGTTGCAGGAATTACACTTCTTTGGGAAGTATGGAAAAAGATTTGGGAAGCCATCGGTCCTTCTGTTGAAAAAGCAGTTGGGACGGTGCTTAGCGCACTTGGTAAAATTCTTAGTTTCTTTGGCTCGCTTGGTTCAAAAATTCTTAGCTTTCTAGGCGGAGTATTAAGCGACATGGTTTCTTTTGGAACTAACATTATTGAAAGTATTGCAAAAGGAATAACAAATGCAGCATCAAAAGTTTGGGATGCATTTAAGACAGTCTTAAATAAAATACCTGGATTAAATACGGTTGTCAATTTTGTAGGAAAACTATGGCCTTTCCACACAGGTGGAGTTGTGCAAGGGTACCCTGGACAAGAAGTGCCAGCGCTTCTTCAAGCTGGAGAAACTGTTCTTACTCCAAACCAAATGAAAAATCTTACAAATAAAAAAGTAGTTTCTCCAGTATATTCAAGCACTGGCGGTTCAAAAGGCGGAACAACTATTGTAAATGTCAATGTAAGTGGAGCAGTGTACGGTTCTCTTAACGACTTCTCAAATGCTCTTGGTAAGCACCTTAATTCTACGGTACTTCCACAGGCTGGTGTAGTTCTTACACACTAATGACTGCCACTCTTGCTCCGCAGCTTTCGTGTTTTATCACACCTCCTAACAGCGCAACAGTTGATTATGGACACTATCTTGCATATCAAGGTGGAAAAAATGGCATATCAGTATCACAAAACTTTGGTCGTCAAGGCGACACGGCTACAATTTCTATTGTTGATGCAAACTATTCAACCGGAGTTCCACCAAACTTAAAAGTTTCTCCAAGTTTTGTTTTTCCATCGTTTTCAGTAGTAAAACTTTTTGACCAAACTGCGTACAATTATTATCTTGGTCAAGGAGCACTTCCTCAAGATGCTGATGATAATGCTACTCTTTTTTATGGATATGTTCAGACGCAAACACTTTACATAAACTCTCCTACAGAAGCAGAATGGACTTTAAGTTGTGTAGACTTTAGTGGATATGCTAATGCTGCAATTGTTCAAGGAACATTTGAAGGTATTTCAATGGGAAATGCAGTTGTTGATTTAGTTAAAAAAGCAAATTGTGGAATTAACGCATCTCTTGTTAGCGATGGAGGATTTGTTGAACCTGGACCTATTCTTCCACGTACTGTTATTCATTATCAAAACTTGACTTCTGCTCTTCAAAAAGTATCAAAAATGGCTTCTTCTCAAAGTGCTTACGGTTGGTATGTAGATAGTCAATTAAATCTTCATTATTACGACCAGCAACAAGCATATGATTCTGGAGTTGTTGTCACAGACAAGCCTACTGTTGAAGGATATCTTTCTTATTACGAATGTCACATAGACCAAGGAGCAGGACTTCAATACGAGTTTGACGGTAGTTC